GCCGACCTTTTCGGCGTCGCCGCCGTTCGCCATGACGAGCTTTTCGATCATCTGACGCATAGCGTCGATCTTCTGCCCCATCTCACCGTACTCGTGTTCGAGCACTGCGAGGCGATCTTCCGGCGTCTTGGCGTTGACCTCCGGCGTGATCGGCTGGGCGCCATCGGGGTCTTCGTCACCGATAGGCTTGACGTCAACCTTGTCCAGCGCCTCATTAAATTTTTCTTCGTCGCCATCCTTAAAGACGCGGCGAAGAATCGTTTTCAGATTCGGCATTTCACCATCCCTGATTCTGCAGGAGTCGCCGCAGCGCCCCTTTGGTACTAAGGCGACGTGATTACCCACGATCGCCACCTGATGCCCATGACCGACGCTATCGGAGACCGGCTGCGCGTCGTATCCGCAGGACACTTCGCGAAGATGATCCCCCTCGACGAGCTTGATCCCGTCGGCATCTTTGATGAGCAAGTCAGCAAGGAGCTTGTCGGCGTCGCCGCCCTCTCCCTGCCTGACGTTTTGTACGGTGCCGATAGAGCGGCGCCGCCAGTTTTTCGGATCAACAAAAGTAGAGTGCCCGATCACGACGTCTTTTCCTTCAAAGGATCGGATCGTGTCAGGCGCAAAAAGCTCGTCGGCCGTGCGCTGCATCTTGACGATGCCGTCCGGGCCG